CACGCCGCATTCTTGTCAAGTTCCATGATGGCTAACAATAAATTCGTTATTAAAGAAAATTATAAGGATAAAGAAACCATCCTTAAACTCATTCATTCTAACCGTGTGGATGGCTCGCGTAGTGCGGGCCAGCCATATCAGAGCGAAGGTATGCCGACGATAGCTGATGTGATTAAAAACATAGGGCCCGAAGGTTTATCTGAAAAAGTTTTAAGTGAATGGAATAATGAATTTTTTGTTAAAATATTTCTTAAATCTGAACCCCATAAGAAGAAGAAGATTGATAGTGGGATGCTGAGAATTATTAAATGTTTTCCTGTTCATAAAATGATAAAACACCAACTTATATTGCGTCCAGCAATGGACGCATTGGTTTCTGAATGGCGCAAATCGCCAATTAAATATGCTTTTAGCCCAAATAAACCAGGGCATTGTGAGCATTTAGCTTCCGTTTTTAAAGGACATGAGAAAATAGTTGATATGGATAAATCGAACTGGGATTATTCCATGTTTGCTTATTTCTTTGTAGCCCTTGAGAAGATATTTTTAAATTTAGCTGTTCGGGATTCTTCCTGTCCCGAGGCGAGGTTTGATGAGTGGAAGGTTGATTTGCATTCAGTATTTGAAGAGATACTGAAGGATGTTCGTAATTATTGCTCAAATGGTAATGTTTTCTTAGCGAAAGACGTTGGCACAATGCTGAGTGGTTTCTTTGGAACTATAGGTTTCAATTCAATTGCTCAGTTGGTACTGCATATTTTGATTATGAAAAGGTTGGAACTACCCGATGAAGATATTTTGGATATGTCCAAAAATCCTATAATCGCAGGTGGTGATGACACGAAACAAGCCTTTGAGGATATGACAATAGTTCCGAAATACTTGTTGGAAGCGAGTAAATTGGGATTTGATATGGAACATGATGTAACGCCATTCAATGGTAGTGAGTTTTTCAGCACTAAATTGGTGTGTGAAAATGGGATAGTTCAGCCTAACCCAATACGAATTACCAAACACGTAGAAAATTTGTTGCTTGTTAAAACCGATAAACTTTCTGGAGCTTTGGCTTCTCACATGATAAATTATTGCTGGAATCATAAGATGTTTGAGATGTTG